TGACGTTCTGTGGAGTTGTAACCAAAGCATGGGATCTAGGATCACCATGACTGAGGAGGTCACGAATGTATGGATACGCTGCTAGATAGTAGCGCTTTGAATACAGGGACCACATTTTATACGAACAATGCAGTGTATAAAGCAAAGCAAATTGCATAGCTCCCCCCTAATTAGGGGGAGCCGTCCTTCGCTTCGTGCGGGGGCTATTATCAGATTGAAAAATCCGATGAAACCTCTTGTTCTTGTTAGTCTTTCGACTAAAAGCACTCGTAATGTTTTACCTAAAGGAGTTAGAAAAGCCCTTAAGAAAGGCCAGTCTAAATCCAAAATTGTTTCCCGAAAAGCCAATAAGAAAGGCCAGTCGGGTACAGTTGTATCAAAGGAATCAAATTTTAATTACAAGGGAAAGGTTCCCTCATCAGGTTATATTGGAAGAACTAGATTTGATCTAATAATTCCTCTATTTCTAAGGTCTCTTGGGCATTTATATACTCAAGAAACACTGAGCTCCTTCATCTCACTTACTGTGAGATCCCACGATTTATTACTTTCGAATCATGGTATTGTAGATGGAACTGCGCGATGGAAGATTATTACTTCTTACGCAACAGCCCTTCTAGAAGGAAGGAAGCCAGAGAACCCTGGTTGGGTTTCTACCGGCCGTAAAGATGGTTGGCCAAAAGCCTTAACCCATCTTCGTCCTTTATACCATTTCATTATTGATAACAATCACAATGATGAAATGGTTAACCAGGTGACAGAGTCACGTAGGTTAATTAACACTCTACTACATTTAAATAGGGTGTGCTCAGCTAATCGAACACTTGACAATTTGAATAATTTAAAAGCCAAGTTTAGATTAGAACCTGCAATGGTAAGTCGTTTCGAAAAATTTACACGAAACTTCTTGTCAGAAGCAAGAGAAAAAATTACTCTTACCGACCTATCATTTGATTTGTTCCTAGGACCATCCAATGGCCCAAATGGAAAGCCTAAGCTGGAAACGGCTGCAGCTGAAGCGAATCTTCTGGTAAAAGACGAAACTTTGTATAGTGCCTTAAAAGATTTATGTACTATTACTGCTAATAGCACTTTTCTTTCATTCTTTGAAAGGATTAGCAAAGACAGTAACAAGGACGTAAGTCGAATTTTATTAAGAAAATTAACTAGTGTCCCTGATAAGGGCAATAAGAGTCGAGTAATCGCAATATGTGATTTCTGGACTCAGTCTATATTGAATTCTGTTGAAAAAGTTGTTGTGAGGGTAACTTCAAACCTATTTAAAAAGGAATGTTGTTTCTTCTCACACAGCGCTGGATGGACGAATGTTCAATCTCAGCCAGTGGAGGTTCGCCAAAGACTCGTGTCGTTAGACGCAAGTAATTGGACCGATAACCTGCCTGCCTCTTTACAATACATAGTAATGAAGGCGCTGTTTGGTCAAAGACTTGCCGATGCCTGGAAGGCATTAGCAGTTTCTTGTCCGTGGTTTGTACAACCAAAGACTCGCCCAATTTATTATGGGAAAGGCCAGGGTATGGGTACAAAGGGAAGTTTCGCAATTGCTCAACTTACCAACCTTATCTTTATAAAGTTTTCTTTACAGGAACTTTATCCAGATAATCCGAACCCCTACGTTATGAACGTAGGAGACGACCTGATACTCGAAGATCCTGACATGTTATTCGTCAAGAGATACGAAAGTATCGGGGTTCCAATCAACTTAACTAAATCAAAAGTACATACTGATTTAGGTTCATTCACTGAATTCGTTTCGCGGAATGCTTGGAATGGTCATGACTATTCAAGCATATCCCCAGGTTTATTATCGAAGTTTCTTCGTAATGACCATTATGGGCCCACTCTTTATCATCATATCAAAGAGAGGGATGTCAACCATCCTACCTTCAAAGAATTGTATACAATGAAGAAGGGAATCGTTCAAAACTCATTGAATTTTGAACTGGTTGAACATAGGTTTAATAATGTGTTCAAATTAACCACACTACTAGACCTTGTTGAGAATACTCGTCTTATAGAGTATCCCGACAAGGAATGGGAAGATCTATCTACAGAGAAAATTTTACTGTTTTTAGAAAATCTCATTTTGTCTACATTAGGTGACCTCGTAAACCAAGCAACATTGTTGATGGGAAATCGAGATTCCAAGATTGCACGCGCTAAAGCTGAGTTATTGCTAACCCGCTACAGTCTAGTCTCGGATGACCTGTCCATAATGGGCTTCATTGAATCTAATTCGATGAGCCTTGTCGAGGCCGCGTCTGCTGTACAGACCTTATCTGTTGTGCAAACGGCGCGAGACAATGCCGATAAAGGGATTAAAACAATTGTCCCTGAACGGTTTGTCTTCCGAGATGTACATACTGGTATTGTGGAAATCGATTCTCAGGCTTTAGATTTTATACTAAAGACCCAAGACAGTCTATTAAGAACCGTATTAGGTTATAAAACCCTAACACGACTTTCTAGATTTGATAAAGCTAATACTAAATCTACATTAGCCTTATATCGATACTTAACTTATGTATTTAAGCAAGACACGCAAGTGTTGAGCTTAGATACTGGCGCATACCGAATCCCCTATAAACGGGTACCCGAGTATATAGACTTAAACCCTGAATGGATAAAAGCCTATGCCGAACTGTTTAAGTTTGACGTTATGCTGAATCAAATTCAGGACATCCGCCAAAACCACAAAAACCTTGACTTAGTTGTAAAATTTGATTACCAAGAATTGGGGTAACCAAAGTAAACTTTCAGCCACGAACTGGGAGTTTCACCACAATTCGACCACTATGATCGTTAAG